TCATAAACGACTGCGCCAAATAGCCTTCAAAAGCACCATTCTCATAGCTATCACCAACCTCATGGACATTGGCTAAATTAAAATCATAAGCATGATTTAGAGCAGGGTATGTTCCTGTAAGTTCTGTCTCTACTCCATTGATAAACATTCTTACTCTGCTTGTGTTTGCGGCTTGAGTTGTATCAACAGAAACTAAAATGTGATACCAAGCTACATCTCTAAACACAGCGGTCGTTTTTAAAATATGGGAACCAGCTTCAGTCTGTAGGTAAATTTTATTATCTGCGGCATGACGTAGTGATGTGTAAGTGCCGCTTCCATTTCCAGCACAAAATAATGCGCCAGCAACCCCAAATTCTGTAAGCTGAAACCAAGTGCCTAGAGTAAATTCTTTGCCATCTTCGGCATCAAATTCTGAAGCAGGTTTGGTAAAACCATCAGCAGAACCATCTAACCAAACAGAGTTACCAATCAAAGTTGTGTCAAAAGGTGCAGCACCACTACTAGCTGCTGCTGCCGCACCAAATAATAAATTATTAGAAAATACCATGTCTAACTATTTCCATATGCGTTGGTTAAAATTGCATGAATGTTTTCTCCAGTATTATCACTAGAGACAGATACTACAATATAATCTAGTCTACCCACTGCACCATTACTTACATCTAGAGTTGGTACGCTTGCTCCTATAAATTTCCAACAAGTGTTATAAGCTAGTGTGCCACTACCTCCTGACTGAACTAAGAAAATGCTTCCTGTTTGTCCTTTGGTAGCATTAGTAGGTCTAGCCAGGGTATGTGCTGCTGTAACTGTGGTAAGAAAGTTTTGAGCATTAGAGAAGTTTAAGGATACAGAAGTTATACCATTAATAGCTGTTGCTGATATAGCTGCTGCTCCTGACTTAGCCAAGAACAATTGACCACCCAGACTTACATTACCTGTAATCTGTGCTGCCCCACCAATCGTGGCTGTACCTCCTACATGTAAATTACCTGATACTGAAGCATCATCATCAAATGTTGCAGCACCTGTTGCCAAGAACGTACCTCCTATCGAAGTATTACCAGCTACATCTAACGTGCCTCCAACAGTTGTATTACCACTTACACGTACTGTTCCCAAGAATCCTGCTGCACCACTAACTGTAGCAGTGCTTAAAAGATTTACAGCACCTCCTATAGATACTGCACCTCCTATTGAAGCTGCACCAACTACTGTTGCTGTTCCACCAATATAAATATTACCTGAAAGATTTATGTCTCCAGCTACTGTTGCTGTTCCACCAATAACAATATTACCTGATACAGATACATCGTCATCAAAGGTAGCAGCACCTGTAGACATAAACGTACCACCAATTGAAGTGTTACCTGCAACATCTAGCGTACCACCAACTGTTGTGTTACCACTGACTCTTACAGTTCCTAAGAATCCTGCTGCACCTGATACTGTGGCTGTACTGAGAAGATTAACTGCACCACCAATTGATACTGCACCTCCTATAGATGCTGCACCTACTATTGTTGTAGTACCTCCTACTACTAAATTACCACTTACAGATACATTAGTTTTAAATGTAGCATCACCTGATACTGTGGCTGTACCTCCTACAAGAAGATTAGTAACTGAAACATTTCCTTCAACTGGGGCTGTAATTCCTGTTAAGTTAGAGCCATCTCCAAAGAAAGCACTTGCACAAACTTTAGCATTAGTGGCTTGAAGATTACCACCTGCTATTGTAACTGTACCTCCAATATTAACATTACCACTTACAGATACATCATCTTTAAAATGTCCTGCTCCTGCTACAGTAACAGTTGATCCTAAGACTGTAGCCCCTTCAAGCGAGGTAGCACCACTAACTCTAACAGACCCTAAGAATCCTGCTGCACCTGAAACAGTTGCAGTGCTTAAAAGATTAACTGCACCTCCAATAGATACAGCCCCTCCTATTGAAGCTGCTCCTGCAACAGTTGCTGTACCTCCTATATTTACATTACCGCTTACAGATACGTCATCATCAAATGTAGCTGCTCCAGTTGTTATAAGAGTTCCTCCTACAGAGGTATTACCTGCAATATCAAGAGTACCTCCTAGTGTAGTATTACCACTTACTCTGACTGTACCAAGAAATCCTGCTGCTCCACTAACAGTGGCAGTACTTAAAAGATTAACTGCACCACCTACAGAAAGAGTTCCTCCAATTGTAGCAGTGTTTGCAACGATAAGAGAACTTACAGAAGTATCTCCTGTTGCTACAATACTGGTCAGATGTCTACCACTTCCAAAATAAGAACTTGCACATACATCTCCATTAACTTTTAAAGAGCCTCCTACAGAAGCATTAGAAGATACTGCAAAAGCACCTCCTATTCTAATAGAATCAGTGGCTACAAGTAAAGCAGTGTTAGTACCATCACCTCCCTCAACCTGTGTGAGAGAAGAAGATACAGCACCATTGCCACTTACAGCAAGTTTAAGCAGACCTTTGTAAGTATCAGCTATTCTTTTACCTGTTAAATCAAAATCACTCATGCGCTATTCCATACTGGTGAAACTACTTGATCACTCATGTTATTAGGAGTACCATCCCAAAGTAAGTTAGCTGTATTCCACACTAGGTTACGACCTCCTGAATCAGGTCTAGGATTTTTTATTTTAACATCATCCCTTACATCAGGAATTTTATTTTGGGGATGATTTTTTAAATCAAAAGCACCTTCATAATCTTCTGGGCAAACTAATAAACCAAAACTATTTAGTTTCATTACTCTGTGTGGATATCTAAATCCACATACATCACATATAGCTAGTGCTTTACTATCTGTTGCCATCAGACTGTCCTAATTTTTGGTCTAAAGAAAATACTTGCACGTTCTTTATCTTCTTCCATTGCTCTAAGTAATAATTCTTCATAGTTTCCTTTAAGCATTGCAATTTTTGCTGGATCAATGTTAGGTCTTTTCATTGACATATAATAAGCTAGACCACATGTAAGACAAGGCAAGAATCTTTTAGGCATGTCAGCATTCTGTCCTGCTGATTTATTAACATCTTCTAATTCACTTATGCGTTCTATCTTTAATATATCTGTACTATTATCAGGTAAAGGCCAGATGCTTAATGTTGGATTATCTCTATCTCTTTTAACAGTGTATTGAGTGGCTCTACCTGTTTGTTTTTTATTAGGTATTAATAGATATTCTTCAAAAGAAATTCTTGTTAATTGAATATCAGTATCATCTCTATTAACAACTACTTCTAGAGCATCAATAGTAGAATTACTTAAAGCATATGAAGTAACGCTGGCAGCTACTGTAACTGCTGTTACTTCAGTAGACCATAGAAGAACACCTCTGTTCTGCCAATCAGTCAACATTAGATTAATAGAACGACGAGCAGAAGCAGGTTCATGACCAAGGGTATTTTCTCCCCCAATCATTTCTGTTGCTTCTTGTATAACCTCATCTATATCAAGGTTAAAATTAAATGTACCACTAGTTGCCATTATATTTTCCTATGCATCATAACAAGAAGCTACAAGTACTTGACCACCACGTTTAGCAAAAGTTTTTACCATAGTAGGTTTACCACCTACGCCTTGAGCTTTAGATCGTTTACGTTTAACTGCTGAACTTTTTTGAGATGAACTCATACTCTTAGCTTTAGCCAGTGGTACACATTTAGGATATTTTCTTTTACTTCCCTTTGTAGATTTACGTCCACATGGTTGATACTTACCATCTTTCTTAGGCGCTCCTATATCAACCCACTTCTCATCTACCCACTTTCTAAGTCCACCACCTTTTTTAGCTTTAGCTTTCTTTTTTCCTCCTGGTTTTACTTTACCAGAGCATACGGCAGATGCATACATGTTAGCATATGCTGATGGATATACATCAAACTTACGCTTTGCAGCAGCTTTACCTTTAGGACAAAGTTTTGCCATCTTAACATTTCCATCTTTTACGTGCTTGTCTAAGTCTTGAATTAGGATTCTTAGCTGCTTTTGGAAACTTCTTCATTTGTCCTGCTGATCTAGCGCAATAACTTGCGCGTCTCTTAGCACGTTTACCTGTAGGACTTTTTTCAGTTACAGCAGTCTTTAGTTTACTTCCAGGATTCTCTCTACGATATTTAGCCACACCTTTAGCAGTCATACCTGCTCCAGACCTAGTAGGACGTTTATGTCCTTTACCAATGGTATGACCCTTCATACCTTTACCAGTACTTTTTCTTATAACAGACATTAAATCTGCCCACCTTTTTTGTAACCATACATTACACCTTGATTAACCATGTCTTTAGGAATTTTCATTTTAATATTAAAG